AGGAAAATAGGCTTGACCAGGGTCTCAGCGAAGATCCGGGCAATCAGCTTCACGCGCATCTTGGCGGCGTTGGCTGTCATCAGGACTTCGGAGGCAGTTCTGTCGTTGCGCAAGACGTTGGAATCCAGGCCCTGCTGCTGCTTGGAGACCCCGGTGCGCTTCTCGGCCATGCTGTCAACGTAACCCAAAACTGGGATGATGTTGGTGGCGTTGAATGGGTAGGGCTCGACGTTTAGGGCATCCTGGCGGGTCACACGAACCAACCCGCCAATGCGGAAATCAAGCAGGTCGTCGATATCGGCGTATGGAGCGCCGTTCTGGTCCACCATCACCGTCTTGCGTGGGTTCACGGCGAGGTTGGCACCGTTGACCATTGCGCGGGTAAGGTCCGTCTTGAGGCGCTGCAGATCCGCCATGGCCTCGGCAATCGACATACCATCCCAGCGGTGAGGATTGATGATCGGGCTGCTGGTGGCAATCTGTACGTGGTCGGTTTCCTCGTTCGACAGAATCTTGTCTGCCAAGCGATAGATGACCCGGCGTTCTGCAACCCCATCGCCGTCAAAGTCAACCAAGACGTACTCACAGCGCAGCCAACCGGTTGCAAGGCTTTCGTCTTCGCTGTCTACGTTGTCGTCTTCCTGGGTGAATCCGCCGTCTGTGCGGGTGATCCGGTAGTCTTCCTCCAGACCATCCGGCATCGCGTCTTGGGAAGCACGAAGATCAGCGGCAGTGACACCCTTGAACCCCATCATCTTGAGTTCAGACAGTGTCACAGGCATCACGCGGGCGACATAGGAGCAATCTGCCAGTAGTGGAGACGTCCAGCCGCGTTTGACAATCAACTGCTCAGGCGGGAATGCATCAACGCAAATCTTCTTCTTGTCCACCGTCTTCGCCAATTTGGCGTTGAACAGCGGCACATTGCCCACCAGCACGGGCGTTGCGCCCTCAATCTCGAAGCCCTGAGCCTCCAGCATTGCCAGAGCCTCAAGCGGAGCTCCTTGCACCTCACGGACTTCCCGGACCTGCTCGGTGACGGTACGCCACGAAACAGCACAGTTCTGTGAAATCAGCGCATCCTTGAACGCCGTGTAGAGGATCAGGAACCCATTGTTCTGCTTGTAGAAGACGTAGTTGCAGGTGTCGGTAGCTTGGGACGATCCTTCTACGTCTGCCTCGGTGTTTGGCTCGAAAACTACCGCCTCATCACTGGTGGTGAACACATCCAGCAGTTCGGGCAAGATCCACTCTACGGTGTCTTGCACCTCACTGGTGACGATCTGGGACCATCCGTCCAGTTCTTCATCACCAGGATAAGCCTCGCGGTAATACTCCCGCATTGAAGCGAGACGGGTGTACCCAATGGCCTCGACGTACTGGGCGCCGTCGTCTTCGTTCGACTGCAGGTGCTTTAGCAGTGCGTCATCGGTCATCTTTGCCATCATTCAGCCTTCACTTTGGGTGGGCGACCACGGCGCGGAGATTCGGGCTCTGGTTCTTTCTCAGGAACAGGGCCGCGCAATCGCTGATTCTGCTCCTCCAGCGGAGAAAGCACCGGGAATGGCGGGCAACCTACGCGCTGCGAACCGTCTGGGTATGTGTGAGTTTCAGTCATGCGAGCATTTTCCGTTTGTAGAGGATTTGCTTCACCTTTGCTGGCCGGGTAATCGCAAATCGACGCATCATATAAGCATACCTTGATGCGGAAATCAAGTCATCGTCCAATTTTACGACTTTCCCGTCTTTACGGTGGTACATGCGAAACTCTTCAAACCATTCGGTGAGATTGCTGAATACCTTCCACCGTCCTGTTTGCATCCGGTCCAGCATATCCACAATACCGGCCTCAACGCTATTCCCGCCTGCGCCTTCTTTCTCGCCATCTTGCGGAGGGTGAGTTGCTTTATCCGGCAACATATTCAAGCCCTGAGTCTTGTATTGGTCTGCCAATGCCTGCCCAGAACCTTTGTCGTGCTGCAACCCGTCATGAGGCCACGCCCACGGCAACCACTCGCCCCACGGTTTAACGGTTGACGCAAACAGCAGCGGAGTTTGCTCCTTTTGCCGGTGGGCAGATGTGACATAAATGACGTCGTTGTCTCGATCCCAGGCAAGGCGAGTTGCAGCGCTTGGGTGATCCCAGCCAAAATCAATCCCGCAAATCTGCGGCCAATGGTGCGGAATCTCGAAGGGGGCAATGCTGATCAGTTCGTCGGCAATCGGGAAGATACGGCCACTTCCCAGCGTTGGTATACCCTTTGTCCGGGCTTCACGCTCATGCGCAGGGTAACTTGCGATGATTGCCGCACGTTCCTCTTGGGTGTAGTGCTCGGCATCCTCAATGGTCATTGTGGTCACGACTGTTCCAGCTGGTTTGTCAATGAGGAACCGCTTCACAACACCACTCATACCCTTCAACGGGGTGAACGTCATGTAGACGATCCCGCCTGTAGCGTTCGTGCGGGTGAGTGATTCGGTGTAAATGTCCTCGTCTGGCTCTTCGTCCAGCCAAACAAGGTCAAGCGTTTCAGCCTGGAACTTCTCCCGGCCTTGGTCGTAGCTCTTGAACCCTAATAGGGATTCACCAGCCTGAATGTCTCCACCTCCACCATGGCGGATGACCAGAGTATCCACAGCATCGGCAACCCCGCGCTTCATTGATTTCTCTTTGATCGCGTCTTTGGGGATGGATCCGGTCCCGATGGCGTTCACCCGGCCACAAAGGATGCGCTGCACGCTGTCTCTGGTCACTTCGCTGGTAACGCCAGCAGCCCAGCCAGCTACGGCCTTGTCCCAGGTGCGACCTTTCCACCAATCTGGATAGCGCCCAGTCATGTGCATGGCGGTCTCGAACCCTGCGGACCACGTTTTGCCCAACTGGTTACCGGCCATCAATAGGCGCTCACGGAAACTCGCGCCGTTGGCGTGAAACTCTGCCTGCTTTGCGTAGGCCCGGTAATCTCGGAGCTTGTTTTCGGACTTTCGCCGCTGCTTTTCTTCCAGCAGGGCGATAAGCTCCATTTTCTCAGCCCGCGTTAGTGAGACGGGCAAGTTTTGCATCTAGCTGTTCTTCCGTGAGGTCGGTAATCGTGGTGCGCTGCTCGATTTCCACCTTGTCGCCATATTCACGCGGATTCGATTTAGACGCCTTCCAGCGGTAATGCGAGGCCAATTCACGCGCTTTTGCCAGCTCGAAAGGATCAGCAGCTTCTTGCAATACCCGCTCGGCCTTTTCATCGAAACTCCTGGATGCTGCTATTCTTGCTTCGCGCACGCGTGCGGAACGTTCCGGGTCTGCTGCAATCCACCGGCTCAGCGTAGCAATTCCAACCCCTGCGCTTTCCGCAATAGACGTTTGCGACTCACCTGCACAGATCCTGTCGCAGATTGAATCGACTCCAATTTTGTCTAGTGCTGCTTGTGTCATATCCGTTTATTTGAACCCATGCGGCACAAGCTTGCGGAACTCGGCTTCTCTAAGCTCCAGCAGCTTGCAGTCACGCTCCATGCATTCATCAATGAAGCCATCGCCTTTACCTATCCTTTGCCGTAAGTGATTCTTCACCTTTGTCGCTTCGGACAACATCGCGTTGGCTGCGTGGCTAAGGTGGCGAATTCTGGTTTCGTCGTCCATGTTGCTTTGTGTCCCGATAAGCGCCCATCGGACTACAGGGCTTGATCTGGCCCTGCTGGGCGTTGCCGTTCGCTGAACCAGCACCTCAGCTTAAGGCATGAGAACCCTGTAGTTTACCCGCTACAGGCCAATGCTGGCTATTGGGAATCCGGGTTGCGATTCGTCAAACCATTATGCCACTGCCCAAACTGAATGCAACCATGGCTGAACCCTGATTGCGCGGGCGGTGGTGGTTTCCATCGGGATTTCCCACTCTTGGCTGAGGTGGTAGTGCTTCACCCCGTTGATTCGGGTGCAAGCCGCCCTTCCAACCTCGACCAAATGGATTAGCGACTTGTTGACTGAGTCGTAGTCAAGCTGAGTTTTTTCCACCAGATCACTCCTGGTTTGAGGTTCGTCCTTTGTCAGCGTTTCCAGAACCTTCAGTTGTTTCTTGTTCATTGCATTGCTCCCAGTGCGAATACGCTGTTTGCCATTGCCCAGCTTCTAGCAGGCGGTTTTGCTTTCGGTTCAGGTCGTCTCCGTGATGGTGGGCGGGCGTCTATTTCATCCCTCCACCCTTCTATTGCGCGGTACACAATTGGCTTTTGTGTGCGGTCTGCTGCCAATAACCCCAGTCCCACGGCCCTTGAGCAGTATTTGCCCACATTGGCGGATTCGACATTGCCTTTCATTGCCAGACGTATTTCTGTGGTGTTTGCCTGCCCTCTGGCGTCTGCAATCTCCAGTACTTCGCGGATTCTGGTCCCGATTGGCCTACCTGCGTTCTTCTTCATTTCCACTTCCTCATACGGCGCAGGCGCTTACCCATGACCGCCTTGAAGCGATACAGGTATTCCCTGCTGAACTTTTGCGACTTCGGCTGATTGTCCAGCCACTCAACCCGACCAGCTCCAATCTTTTCGACAAGGCGGGGGCGAAACTCTGCAATGTTCCCGCCTTTGAAGTAGTTGCACTGTTCGCAAGCCTTGTGGATGTTCCACAGGTGGAACTGCAGCGACGAACAACCACCGTGCGAACGATAGTGTGAGCCGTGCCAGATCCCGTCATAGTTCGGTCCTACGTGGCAGGATATGCAGCCGTCGTTACGATCCCTTATCCTGGCAATCTCTTGGACGATCTTGCGGCAATCCGCCTCCAGTTCTGATACTTTTTTGATTGCCTCTTTCCTGGCCTTCGTAGAGGCTCTTTCAGCCTTTGCAGCTACCTTGGCATCAGCCCTTGTCTTTCTGGCTGCTCTGAGCCCGCATACAGGCCCGCAGACACGTTGTCCCATGCGCTGAGGAACGAATGTCCGTTCGCACACTTGGCACGGCCTTGCTTCTGGGTGTTTGCTGGTTAGCATGAGAAAAACGCCCAAGTCACGGAAAACACAGCGATAGTCGCTCCTACGGAAAATGAGAGCACTCCACCAAAGAAGATCGCCAAATGCTTCATGAGCATCATTGCATCAGGAACGGCCTCAAAGAAGAAGGCGCCAAACATCATCAACCCACCTAGGGACATGAGGCACAAAACAATGACCACGATGACTATTGCCAATGAGAACCAAGCAATGGTCTTAAAAATTGATAGCAATGGGTGTTTGATGGTTAGCATCAGTTTGCCCTCACATAAGCCCAATTCAGCCGCAGCGGCCCTATAAGCAATTGCCACCCCATCAGCGTGGATTGCTGTGGCTCATCGGACAGATGCACGATGCGCTGCAATGCGATCAGGTTCACGTAGACAGAACCGGATGCTTTGAAGGTCTCCCAGCAATCGCCGCCCCAATTTGCCGCGACAACAAGAAAGCCCCAAGGGACTCGGACTTCACGAATCCAGTCTTGCCTCTCTGACTTCCGCAGATATCCGAGCGCCCGAAAGCTAGCCCGCAGCGACTCCATCTGCTCTTGCGTCTTCAATGCACTCATTGCCACCCCTCCGGCGCAGTGAAGCGCACACCACGTTCAGCCCCGAATGCTTCCATGAGCGTCTGTAGCTCGGACATCTCAGCTTTGGTCATCTTGCTGGTTGACTGCCCACACACCACAAATCCACCATCTAGCCCCGGCACGACCTTGGTGCGCTTGAGGCTTGCGGAAAACACATCCTTCCATTCCTCTTTGGTCAGCTTTTGGCCGTACCAGTCCACCTGGGCGGCGATATCTGCCAGCATTGCCCACAATCGGCGATTCTGCGCATCGCTGCGTTTCTCTGGGCGGATCTCCAGCGTCAACCGCTGATCACCGGCCACCAACCATCCTTTGATATGCAGCCATGCCGTCATCATGGCTCTATGGGCCTGGGTGGGCTCGTATAGGCTAAGGATGATGCGGTCAGCCATGGGAATACGCTCCGCGCCACATTTCAAACGCTTCCTGAGGTGAGTCACTAACCACCACGTCAGCTCCATAGCAATATGGGGCAATAAAAACCCCACAGAACCATCCAAGCCGCTTCCCGTTGAAGTGCCAAAGGCGCAGTCTTGGTTTAGCCACGGCCTTCCCCTTCCTGTGCGTCATCTGGGTGGCGGCGGTACAAGAGAGTTCGCGCCCAAGATGGTGCTACTCTCGGATGCAGATCACACCAACACACTCCATCAACACAGGCTTGCCACCGCTGCCCAGGCTTCCAGGTCTTGCGCAGCTCTGCGTGCGGATCATCACTCGGTTGCGCCACCTTGTTGCAATCCTCAGCTCGCATCTGCAGCGCCCGATGCAACGAATCAACCGCCTCTCTCACATCGCGCTCCCAGTCCTTGGCACCCCTGTTCACTGCAGCCAGGATCTTTTTCAGCGCGTGCTGCAATGCTGGGTGAGTCACCTCAAACAGCTCTATGACGCGGTAGACATCGATCATGTCCAGATGCCGGAC